ATAACAAAGCCACGACCGTGAAGCTGACGCTCGATTTTATCGGAGAGAACCGTTCCTTTATTAAGGACACATTCATCCAGTTTATCAAGAAAGGCGTATTCACGTTCTTTGACCGTGTGAGAGGTCGCAAGTTCGACTTTGTATTCATCAAGAGTTCAGAGCCGAAAGAGGATGTGTACAAGGGCAGCGTCCATTACATCGAAATAACCTTTGAACTCCAGAATATCAAGGGTAAGACCGAGGAGATTGATGCCACACTGAACCGTACATACTATAGCGTATCGTCCACTCCTGCGGCGAACAACAGCAACTGGAAGAAAGTGTATTTCTTTACAACCGACGGAAGCATCAAGGTGTGTGCCAAAACAGCCTCAAACTCCTATGCTATCCTTGCTCCGAGTGCAGTCGCTGCAAACGCCAACTATGCCGCTTTGAATCCAGAGTTGTGCTTCAATGTGTACGGCGAGACATACGTCCTCGATGGCACTACAGACAAGTACCGCTACGTCGGAAATCAAATGTTGAAGATATTGTAATGAAGAAAACTTTTCTAAACATACTCATTGTTTGTCTATGCGTCCTCGCAGGCTTCCTTGTTGCATCCTTGATTGGTAATTGCCACAGGAAGCCGGAGGTTCGCGTAGAGTACAAGACCGACACAATACGCGAGACAAAGACTGACACATTGACATTCTACAAGCCGTCCGTGAAGCGTGATACGGTCATAGATTATGTTTTTGTTCCGAGTGACACTGTTCTTGAGGTTGTACAGAGACATTACTTTGAGGACAGTGCGTATGATGCTTGGGTGAGCGGTATAGAGCCTCTTGCTCTGGACTCTGTTAAGGTCTATCCGAAAACTGAATTTGTGACCGTGACAAACACTATCACAAACACAATTCTCGATGAGCGGTGGAGAATATACGGATTTGGTGGTTTTTCCTCCATCTGCGAGCGTTTCATGCCAGAGGTGGGTATTTCTATATCATCGCCTCAAAAGTGGCTCATATCGGCTAAAATTGGATATGACACCAAACTCGGAACTACATACGGAATAAATATCGGTTATAAAATATTTTGAATTATGACAGAACTTGAAAAATCAACGATGACGGATGTCCTCATCTGGACTGACTGTCGAAAACTGCCGAAGAAAGATGACGGCAAATCATTGTGGGTGCGAGCCATTGCCCTCGTCGGCAAAAATGACGGCTCAAAGTCCTATTGCGTAATTGAGCGTAGGTACAACGGCGAGATGCAAGTTGTCAAAGACTTTGGTCACGCTGCTGCCATCAAGGTGTATCTCTCTGTGCATCCTTACGAGTTTGTGAAAGAGAAGTACATCAAGAAGTGGAACGCCACCGACACCAAGGAAATGAAACTACGTTACATCAACGTGAATCTCAACACCGGCTTCGATGTAAACTCTCTCACGGATGAACAGCTTGAAGCACAGTTGTGTAACGTGGCTATCTACAGACAGTACATTGACACCGTAAAACAGTAACGATATGACCAAGGAAGAAATCATTGCCAAAATCAAGGCAAAGGAAGACAAGATTGTCGCTATGACGAGTGCGACGGGAAAAACTCGCGACCTCTTGCGAGACATCCGCGTTCTGTACGACGAACACGAGAAGATGTCGCTGGAGGAGGCACAGCCGGTTGCCGAAACAACCGAACAGAAGACTGAAGTCAAGAAACCCAAAATCGAGCCGATGCACTTTTGCATACCTCAAAGCGAGGTTGTTGATGAGTTCGATATGGGGGCCTGTGCTGTTGTGAAAACAAGAACTGGTTACGAGTGGAGAGCCAAAGGCGGCTTCCGTATGTACACAGAGAACACCAACGAAAGCCTCTCTGGTGCGATGGAGAGTTTCTTCGAGATGCGTGACCAGCAAGACGTGTTGTCGCCCAAGGAAATCGAAGACCAGGAGCAGATAATGACCGCTTTGACGTACATCCTCAATTATCCAATAATTGCTTTCTCTGACCCAGAGTTTATGATTAAGATGGCTACGGAGATTGTCAAGTGGATGAAAGAGCGTTACGACGAGTTGATGGCTGAACCGCTCCACGACGATGATGACCCAGAAGCCACTCGCGATTTCCAGCAAGCTACGCTCGCCGTTGAGGAACTGAAAGACGTGATGAAGAGCGCTGCCGAAAATCCAGAGGAAGAATAAGCTGTTTTTTTCCTACATACCTCCTGTAAAGCGAAAGCCCCTACCATTACGGTGAGGGCTTTCTTCAACAACAATAAGAAAAATGGGGATTTTATTCTTTGGGTAGTAAGTAGCAGTTTTCTATCGGCTCACCCTCAACATACAGCTCTGCCACGAATAGCATTTTGTTGTCATCAACTTGAGCTTCGGCACAATAGAGGTAGTTGTCACCGAGGTTCTTTGCGAGGTCAACACGAGGCATATAGTAGTACATCTGACCATCATACTCAACCTCTTTGTCTGATTCGACAAAGAATTTCTGCAACTTTTCAGACATTGTGTTAATATATCTGATGTCGAATAGGATGTGCTTTTCATCGTTTCTCGTGTAGTCCTCTTTGTATGTGGCAGCGACATATATACGGTCGTTGTACTCCAGTCGGAGAGAGGCGAACTGCAAGACAGTATAACCTCCGACAGCCCAAACGTGGTCGGTAATCATATTTTTATCACCGCCATCGTATATGTCCTCGTAATCCTTGCTTGCTGCTTCTACGATGTCCTTGAGGTCGGTATAGAGTATTCCGGCTTCACCGCTCTTGATTACGGTCTCATATACATAGTCACAGAAAGCGTTGGTGTCAATGAAACGACCTCTGGTAAGGAATATGTTGTCGGGTGTCTCGCTGTATTTGTCAGTGGCAAAGAATACGGCCTTGAGGAGGATGTCATCAACGTTGGTAACATCTGACGGATTCCAAGAACCAGCCTCGTGAGAGGATGTAAACTCATACAGATGCTTGTTGTAGATAACGCGGTCTTTAACATCGTATGATACTTCCGTGCTGAACTCAACAAACGTAGCGTCTTGAGTGGTCATATAATGCGAGGTATCGTACACCATCTTGGTGAACTTAAACGATGCGTCCTCTGTAGAGAACTGTGCGCGAACAACCGCTATCCTTTCTCCAAAAACATCCTTGGAGTAGACATCTGCCATCTTATTGTAGGTAGAACTGTCATCCGCTCCAGTCAGTTCCGTAGTTGCTGCGTTGGCAGAGTTTGAAACTGCTACTGCGGCGTTTGTGACATTTGCGTCTTGGGCGAGGTATTCATTATCTTTGATAGCATCTGCAAGAGTAGCCATATCGTCCGTAAGTGTGGCGAGTCTACTATTAACACCTCTTACGATTGTGGCGAGACCGTTGTCCTTATCGAGGATTTGCGAATTGAGCGAACTGACGGTCTGTCGAAGAGCCTCCACCGTCTGTGACAATGCCTTTGTGTCGGAGTCTGTAGCCGTCATAGCCACGACGTTGTACGGATTGGTTACGCGAGAGACATCCACGCCCACTTGTGACGGTACAAAGTCTTGTGTAGCGATGAAAGCCTTTCCGTTCTTGAAGAAACTTGTTCCTCTCCGTATCGTTTGCGTACTGCTTGAGTTGTACTCTTCGAGACCGAGCGAGCGGAACACACAGTTTGCGACGCTATCGAGAGCAACCTTTGACGCATCCCAGTTACCAATACTCTTGGATGTGGTAAATCTGTACAGCCGGTTGTTGTAGACCACTATCTCGTTCTCACTGTAGGAACGAGTAGAGTCGAACAACTGGAAGCCGAGGTCTGTAAGGATGTTTGAGGCCTTGAGGTCTGCCGCGTTTGCAGCATTTCTCGATATGCCATCCTCAATTTTGATACTTGCAGATGTCACCTTTCCCTCATCCCAAGCTCCGGCTGTTTTTGCTGCGGTGAATTTTACGAGCCTATTGTTTTTGTAAACAATATCATCCTTTGCGTATGATGTGGATTCGCTGAACTCTTGATAACCAAGAGCCTTGAATACCATATCGGTGTTTGTAGAATCATCAACCTCATCTCCTCCCATCCAAGAGCCTCCGTAGTGATTCGTTTTGAACTTGTATACTTTGTTATTGTATATTACATAATCACCAGCTTGATATTCTTTTGTGTCATCAAACTCACTAAATCCAAGAGCGGAATTTAATCTAACAATCTTTCCGTCCGTATTTGCAAGTTCTTTTATTGAATCAGATTGAAGTCTTGACAATTCTTCAATATTCAAATGAAATCTCTCTTCAAGCAGTGTAAGCGACAATCCATTGGTGTTAGATTCTTCGTTTAGAAGTCTAACTCTGCTTGCTATTCTTGCAACCCATCGCTCTGCCTCAACATCATCTCTTCTAACGACTGGAGTAACCCACGGATTTGGAATAATTCTTCTGTTTCTTCTTTGAATTGTTCTCCAGTTGATTTGTGTCAGTTTGTCTTGTAGTTCTACGGATATTTCTGGCAGTGCATCTTTACCAACAACCTTGTATTGGAAAGATGAAACAAGAACGTCAATAATTCCGTGATTTGCGTATACTATATGAATAAGAGAGTTCTCGTTGAGTGTATTTTGAACTGTCTGATGTTCTGCAAAGTATATACGACTAAACTTTATGGTGAAAGAGAAATCCTCCATATTGTGTTCGACCATATATCTGACAAGCTCTTTGGATAATTCTTCCTCCGCAGCCCTAACGTATGCTTGTGGTAAGCGAATGTGCGTGAGGACGAATCTGTCTGCCGTATCTTGGTCTCCAGTTCCTATCACGACACTACCGCTTGTCATATTGCCGTCTTCATCTCCATTAACGCTTTTTGGAACAAGACCGTTAATTCGAGTAGGCATTATTGTACCGAATGTATCAACGTCTTTTTTGAGGGCAATCCAAACATAGTTTATTGTTGTATCTCTCTGACTTGCTGCCACGTTTGAACGGACAACATCTTTCCACTTGACATCTCCCCAGGTACGAGAGCCGTCCGCTGGCAATGTTGCGATTCCAAGTCCAGTTATCTCTTGTGCGTGACCAGTGTCCTTATACAACTGCTCGTTATCGTATCTCATTAGGTCGCCGGCTGCATATTTCAACTGACCATTGTATTTATAGGCGTTATATTCCCATACACACACACAGTTTTCTTTGAATTTCTCACCTACAGCAATCTGGAAAGAGCAAGAGCCACAAGAGCCAGTTGTAAACTCCACAAGCATCTCTGCCTCATCAATAGCGAGGTCAAACAGATTAAAGCCGAGAGGACGAAGTTTTACATAGAAATATGGATGTTTGTACGCAATTACGTCAGAAGAATCTCCACCCAACTGTTTTAACTCATCATTGTCATATTGGTCGAACTCAATTCTATCAATAACGTCTATTCTCAAGTTGTTTACTTTTACGTCCTTGATTGTAGGTTTGATGTCCTCAAATTCTTCAATATGTTCGTGTGGTTTTCCAACCTCATAGGGGTTTTCAACCATCATATATGTGTTCGTGTCACCGTTCTTGTATAACTTGTTTACAATCTCGGTGTGTAAGTTTCCGTTCCACTCTTCCCCAGCGTCTGTGTCTGGAGTTCTTCCAGACGTTCCGACCACTATAGGATATTGTGTAGCATTATAGAACCTCCTATCTCCATTTGTCTTAAAGTATAGTGCTGGCATCAAATGAGACTGCGGGGTTAAATATCTAACTTGAACAAACGTAATCTGGTCAAGTAATGCTGGTGTTCCATTATAAGCAATACCGTATGCAGACAAATCGACCACCTCTGTTCTCAAGTACCAATGCGGGAGATTGTACTTAAATTCTGACAGCGAGAACAACTGCCTTATGTCATTAGTATTGTATACTCTGTTTCCGAATTTTGAAGTATATGCAGGGTCGGATGATGACGGGAATGTTCTACTCCAAGAATTAGGGCCTTTTGTGTATTCATTTCCTTGTTTTGAATCATATACACTATTAGTAGCACCGCATCTATAAACGCGATGTCTCACATCATCCGTACCGTCAGCACCATCGGAAATATCAACATAATATGCGTTTGTTTCGTATGCAAGCGCTGTTTGCCTATTGCTATAATATTCTCCACCAGAGCCAATATTTCCCTCCCAAGTTTCTCCGTCACAAATAACGGCTTCTACCTCATGTGACACATATCCACCAAAAGCAGAATCTATTCCGTTTGTATGAAATCCCAATTCACAATCTCGCGTTATCGTGTCAGAAGTAACAAGATAAGATGCGACCATTACATGTTTCACACCTTTGTATGGAGGGAGTGGGTAGAATCTATCATACCAAACCATATCGCAAGTGGAATTTAGTCTACTCCACGGTTTAATATTGACAGTTTCTTGAGGTTGTCTAAATCCAATTCTCGATGTCGATTGATTTCCGTTGAAATAATATGTTTCAATATATTGTGTAACAAAGAAATCTGCTGTATACTTACCCGTACTTGGGTCTACATAATTTATATCAATATATGTGGCTGCGTAAAAAGCATCGTAGTTTGTTGTGTCAGTAGCAATGTTTTTTGTAAAACGTACACCGCCATACTTATTTCTTTTCCACGAGGAATTTATGCTTGATTGTCCAGTCCAAGTGAATAACGAATCTGTCATATACAATCTGAACGGCTCGTCACACTCTTGTTTGAACCTCATTCTTACATATCTTCTTTGTGTAGAAACGCCATTTATCACACAAGAAGAATACCCATATTGAGGTGACTGAACGGTAACACCGAGAGCGTTTTTGAATGATGTAGGATATACACCAAACTGATAGCCGTATACAAATGCAGTTGCCATTCTGTTTTTCAGATATGCCTCTGTATCTGTGTATGCGACAAGTTGTGTGCTTTCTTGACCGTTATAGCGAGGTTCAAGCCATCCCTCCTCTGTGGGATTTGGGTAGTAGTATGGTATATTATCCTCGCTACCCAATGCAGTCATTCTGTTTACAACGTCTTGCGTCTTATTGTTTCTATGGATTGAGAGAAGAGCGTCCTCATAATCCTCTCCATATACAATAGGGTCTGATGTAGAGCCAATCTCATTCTGATAACTGCGGATGTAGATGACTTTTTGGTCAAAGTAATACGAGAGACCAAAGTCGCTATCTATGAAACCAAGGGCTTCTTTCAGAGTGTTGTTGTCGAATGTTATAACGGTTTCTGGGAGTTCATAGGTCTTTACTTGAGAACTATTCCACGCTCCGGCGTTGTGAACTTGAGTGAATTGATAGTAGCCCCAATCATCGCTCGAAGATGCTCTATATCGAACAACGTCATCAATGTTGTAGTTCTTTGTCGTGGAGAACTCATCGTACACAAGCAAGTCTATGTGGTAGCCGTCGTATGTTTGATTTGAACTGTTGAACGTAGACACCTCCGATGCCACAAGAGAGGCATTGATACGTTTTGCCAGTTCGATGATGTTTCCGTAGAATGAGAACTGTGTGCTTTCAGCAAGAGCGTTCTCAAACACAGTTATTTGCTCTACATCGTCATAATTCCACTCTCCAGTATGCGTAGTAGTAAACTCGTAATAGAGACCATTGTACCTTACGACATCGCCACTATGATATGTCATCGTGGTTAAGAACGTGGAGTACATTTTCGGAACGGTGTCGAACATAAGGACGTGTTCAAACACATCTCGCTCCGAAAGAAACACAAGCGAATGTTTGTATCGAGCATCCGTGTTCTCGAAGACTGAAGTCGGAGTGCTTTTTAGATAGTATCGCTCTCCGTTGAATATAGTGAAGACATTGCTGTATCTCTGTACCTTTTTACCGTTACTATCGTCGATATTCCACTTTTTATCATAGCAATCGTAATCATAGAAATTGGCTGTGATTTGTGGAGTATCACCCATCCTTTTAGCGGAGTATGTGAACTCGTGGATGTCTATTTGCTCACCAGCCGTATTTAGGAACGGAACGTATGGATTTGTACGCTTTCTTGTAGTGCCAGTTGGGAAGATGTAGAACGTGCCATCCGACTCGTCGAAATACACGGTGTTGGACGGCATATAGGAAGAGTGTACATTGTGGTTCGAGTCGAAATAGCATCGTCTATATCCAGTTGTGCCACTGTCATAGGAGACAAACGTAACGGTAGTATCTCCGCTGGCATTTGCCGGAACTCCGTATGTGTTGTGCATCGTATTCCAGTCCAATGGCACTGTGTCAAGTATCACCTTGACGTGGTTAAAGTCGCTGTCCGTGCTTCTTGCATCACGGTACAGAAGCAACATTCTCTCCATAATTATTTATCGTTGTTATTGTTGTTGTCATCGTCGTTGTTAGAGAACTCTTGGTCAAGTTCTTTTTTGCGTTTGGTCTGCTCAAGTTCCGTGTCGAACTTACGCTCTGCCTCCCTCTGTATTCTCTTGAGCTCGTCCGGCTTGCTTTCCGTGTGGCACTCGACACCAGTCTCTTGAGAGAGGATGCCCGCGGTAACGGAAGACGAAAGCATATTGTTGTATTCAATATCGCTCTTGGGTCTCCAAATCTTAATGTAGGCGTTGATGCGGATTTTGGCGAACTCTGTGCTGGCTTTCTCGTTTTTCTTCTTTGCCACATACTCGTTAGCAAGACCCTCTTTGAAGAGGCGAACCATTTTGTCAATGACATTCTGCCACTCGATTGCACCGCTCTGTGCGGTCTCAATGTCGAGACCTTGTGTCATCTCTACGGCGATACCGCTGATGTCGCCACTGACCTTGATGTCCTTGGGGAGGATGAAAGTGCATCCGGCACATTTCTGGATTGTCTCTTCCATCAACTCCAGCGTCTTGATTGTGTTGTCCGGCGTAGGAGGAGTGAGGAATTTAGCGTCGCCATTGCTGTCGAGGCTGTCATCATTCAGAATGACACTGCCGGCGATTTTCTTTGCGTTCTGCTTGAACTTACCCTTGATGTACAGCAGACCCCATCCGAGACGCTTCTGGATTGCGTTGAAGATGTTGTAAAGGATTTCGTAACTGGTGATGATGCTCTGTGCATCCTCCCAGGCCACATCTCCACGGTGAGACACGAGGGGTATCTCCGAGAAGCCGTGCTTGACCGGCTTGTGCCAACGCCATCCGTCAACAACGATGTCCTCTTCCGTGAGCGTTCCGAGGTCGTTTGAGTAGCGGTAGCGGTACGTCTCGTCGTAAGAGTCGATGTACTCAACTCCGTTGTCGGAGTAGTAAATCGTCTCAAGAAGCACCTCTCCGTTGTGGTCGCGGTGGGTGCAGATGACGTAGCCATCCATAAACGATATAAGACGGCACTTAACCTCGTCGTTGTGGTTGTAGTAGAAGAGAAGACCACCGTCACCGACAGACATCTGTGTCAAGATGAACTTGTTTCTCCAGCCGTCCATATTACGCAAATCCCATTCTTGCTTGATGGTGATAAAGTTGTTTGCCACTTGCTCTGTCGGGGCCTTGTCAATGAGCGTGAACTGTGTCTCGTTTCCAGACATGTGGAGATACTTTTTGTTGCGTATCTTCTTCTGGAATGACACGGCCATCTTCTCGTAGTCAATCTCAACAAAGCCGTCTTTTTTGGTCTTGACGCAAATCGACGGTATGCTGTCATCGAACAACACGGAGTGGCAGTTTGGGTCGAGTTCCTGCAAGAACTGTTCCTGCGGCACTATGAGGCGTTTGTACCGAGGCAAACGTGCTTGAACCTCGTTATTGAGGTAGATAGGAGCGTCATCCATTCCGTCCGGCTCAAACTCTGCCCCTCTGGTGAAAGGCTTTTTCTGCAAGAGTTTTTCTGGATGGTCAAGCAAATCTTTTATCTCTTTTGCGTGTGTCATATCTGTTATTTTTTACTTTTTGCTTCTACAAGGTTATATTTTTGTTTGAGTTCTTCAACGGTGGGGATGTGTATCTCTCTTCCACATTGACAGATTGCGTTGAATTTCGGCTCTACGATGACAATCTGCTCTTGGGTCATCTCTTGAACGCCGAACTTGTCAGCGAGTTTGATACGGAGGTCTGCGACGGTCTTCTGTGCCATCAACTTGTCGCGGTCTTCGGCGAAATTGTCATCCTTGATTTCTTGCGTAAGGTCGGTGATGAGTTTTTCCATAGCCTTGCGGTTCTCATCAAAGGTGATGCTTGCTCCGCTTCCGCTGTCGCTACTGTCATCCTCGATGGTCTTTACTTTTTCCTTGACATTGTACTTCCAGTAGCTCCTTAACGCAACAATGTGCGACATATTGTTGTAGTTCTCATATCCCTCATCCATAAAGAGGGCTTTGTATGCCAGTTCCTCTGGCATATTCTTCGACAACAGCATAAATGCGATGTCGCGAACCTTTATCTGAAATCCCTTTTCCTTGAGGTCGGAGATTATCTCTTTTATCTTTTTTTCTGTCATATTATCTTATCCCCCATAATGTATCGTCAAAAATATCAACGGTGTCATCATCTGCCACATCATCATTGATGTATGATGCTGCGGTCTTCACCAGCTCCTCACCGTAGTTGTAGCCGAGAACCGGCAGCATCCTCATCGCACAAGGGTCGAGCAAGTCCATAGAGCGACCTTTGCCGAGCATCTGATTCATCTCCTTTTTGGAGAACAGACATTTCTTTCCGCTCGCCATATCCTTGAATCGGACAACGGAACACTCCTCAAGAAACTCTTGCTGGATTGTGATGTTATCCTTGAGACGCTGGTGTTCGTATATCCTTGTTGCCAGACCCTCGTCCATTGAAATCATGTGCCGTTTGATAGCCTCCACGAGCCTCAAGTAGCACTCATCCTTGAGTTTCATCGCCATTCTGCCGAACATACCCATAGGAGAGCGGTAGGACACATATTGAACTGCGTCTGGTATGTAGTCGTTTATATATACACCGCGCACAGCATCATATATAATATGGTTGTCTGCCACGTTGTGAGTTCTGGCGAACATTTGCAGTTGTTCTGCGTTCATCCTTGGTGTTGTCTGTCCGAGGATGAGCATATCCTTGATATGGAATCCATCCCACGCTATAGCGAGGAAGTTATCCGTGCCGGTGTCAGCGAGGTCACAAGTAATCCATCTGTCGCCGTTCTTCTGCTCGTCGTTAAGGAACACATAGTTTGCGTCCATCGACGGAATAGGTGCCGCGTTGTCTTCCTCTGGCGATACATTCCAGTTACCCTCAAGCAACTGTTCAGAGTTTCGACCGCCCATAACAGCCACAGAGCCAACATAACCATCATTGGCTTGCATCATTGATTTGTTCTCCGACATCTTACCGAGGTAAAATGTGAAAGACTTAATCATCTGCCTCCAAGCGTTAGGGTCTTTTAGTCTCCAGTCCTTTCCGATAACCTTTTCAAGAGCCTTGTTTATCTTGAGAGAGCATTGCTGATACACCTCTTCCTTGGTGTTTCCCCAGACAACCTCTTCAACGGACTCACCGGCCATATAGAAGTAGCGGACAATGCCGTTTCTATCCTCGCGGATGAAGCCGTCAACGCCGACATACCAATCAATGAATTTGCGAACCCAGCAGTTACGCTCTGGGTTGGTTGTCGCCCTCACTTTACCAGTCCACTTTGCCGTTCCACGGTTACGAGTGTAGATTGCGGAGAAACACTCCCAAGAAAATCCAGTCAACTCGTCAAAATATATAAAATCATACTGACGGCCTTTGAAACGCTGTAGCACTTTCGAGCGACTTTGGTCTGCAACGTGGGTAACATCGCACCTCGCTCCGATTGGGAACTCAACACGAGGATTTTCGCTTTTTACAATGTGGCAATACTTACCGTAAATCTCATCGAATGTGTCGAGAATACCACCAGATGCTTTTGTATCATCGAGGTTATTTCTCAAGAATAATCCACGGAAATTACTGTCCGTTGTAACTGCTTCTGCTATAGATAATACCGCACCAAACGTCTTTCCGGCAGCCAACACACCGCCTCCAATGCAGAAGTCTACATTGGTCTTACAGAACTGCTCCTGAAAGCCCTCTTGAGGTCGTATGATATTGACTTTTCCCATTAAATCTATAGTATGTTTTCAGTTTGCAAAAGTACACATTTTTACCGTACTGAACGGTGGCTAAAATGTTGGTTTTGATTCGTACCGAATAATTTTTGGAGAATTTAGTTGCCTACATCTCGTTAATAATTCGTACTTTTGCAAACTGAAATCAGTAACAAAAATAGGTAAGTTATGAAATTCACAAAAGAAGATGCCATCAAAGACCTTGAGGCAAAATTCAAAGACAAAAAGAGTAAGTACAAAGACCTTGACCTTACTCGTACCATCAAGGAGGTTGTAGAAAACACCCTCGATTTGATTGGTGACAACGAAGAACTCGAATTGAGCGATTTCATTGCCAAAGTGGAGAAATCCATCGCTTCTGCCGCCGGACTCTCGCTTCACGAGACGAAGAAAGCCGTTGCCGACAAGGACAAAGAAATCAAGTCTCTCAAGGACAAACTCAATGGTAGTTCGGATTCCGACGACGATGACGACGATGACAACGCCGATGATGACGACGACAACGCCGACACCAAAGGCAAAAAGTCAAAGTATGTCAAGGACTTGGAAAAACGACTGAAAGCCCTCGAAGAAAAGGACGCAGCCGACAAGAAATCCAAGAAAATCGCCGATGTCCGCAAAGACCTCTTTGACAAAATCAAGGAGCTCGGAGTGGATGACGAGGACTGGATTAACGACACTCTTGCCGATGTCACTATCACAGAGGACATGGATGTCGATGACAAAGCCGACCACTTTGTCAAGCGGTACAACAAGTATTGCTCGAACCACGATGCGGACGTAACGCCTCGCAGAGGTGGCGGTCAAGAGGGCGAGAAGACCAATCCAGTGTTGGATGATGTCAAGGCATCAATCAAGCGCAACAGAGAGGCAAAAGGTCTCGCCGTGAACAAATAGTTATTAACCAAAACACAGAACAAAAATGAACCCTATTCAGAGATTTGGAGCGTTCTTCGGTCGCGTCATTATGCAGAACCGAGGCTCTATCGGCGGTTCTCGCAACGTGTTCGTGAAACTCAAGGGAATCAAAGACCAGATGGTCGAGCCGACCTTTGGTGGCAAACTGATGAATCCGTTCCTCGGTCCCGCCAAATTCTTTGCCGGCGACCTCTTCGAGTTCCGTCTGGATGAGAACGGTGTGAACCCCGAACTGTACCTGCTCAAGACCTATGAGGTCGTTTCCGCTGACGGCACTACAGTCAATATCTATCGCGACGCTTTCCGACACAAACCCTTTGTCGGTGACGTTCTGATGGTCGAACCCTCCGCAATCGGAGGCACTGGTAAGGCCGTTACTGTTACCGCCGTCACCGAGACTACAGTCACCATTAGCACTACCACTTATCCCGTGTGGCAGTTGACCCTCTCCGCTGCTTTCACCGCCGACCCGACCAAGGGTAAGGTTCTCGTTGAGGCAGAAGAGGCTGGTGACACCAAGGCTATGCTCGTCAAGGCTATCAATGCTGTCGCTCCCAGCGATGGTGATATGGTCTTTGCCCCCGATACCACGTCCAATGAGGGCTACGACGGGCCTCGTTCCTATTACTCTCCCGCGCTTGGTGGTCTGATGTACACCAACAAGATGTCGCCTCTGCCTGCTTGCGTAAAGGCTCTCAACAGAAGCCACATCAACGGATGGTTCAAAATTGACTACTACGCTTAATCAAGAAAGGAGGAACTATGCACAAATTTGACACATCCCAGTTCTATAAGCTGTGGGAGAGCAAAGAGGGTCGGCAGATTATGTCTACCATCCTCAACGACCCCGATATGATTTACTCGAACCACACGTTCTGGCGCGAGAAATTCCTTATCGACCCGCAAATCACTCCCACCGACGCTCTCGGTCGTGCCACTTTCCGCTCCGAGATGCGTAGAATCGAAACCGGCTCGATGGCTCACCTCCGCGCTCCTCTGGGCGATTCGGTGCAGCGTGAGGTCGGTAACGCCGAGTTCTATACTGGCTCGATTCCCGACTTCATCACCGACGGTTATCTCGAAACCGCAAAAACTCGCCTCTATCGCGAGCGTCTGTATGCACAGCTCGGCAATGACCGTGAACTCGTCCAGGAATGGGTCGAGCAGGTCGCCCAGCCGCAGATTGACTCGGTGAACCAGACCCTCTCCAATATGGCAGCCCAGCTGATGTCTACTGGTAAAATCAACTACCAGTATGGTCTCGGTATCAAGGACAAGCTGGAGAAAGCCGACATTCCCGCCTCTAACTTCAAGACCGCTGGTGCAAAGGTTTGGTCGGACACCACCGCCCGCCTCCTTGACCAGATTGTCAAGATGGTTAAGGACATCAAGGATGCAACTGGTGTGAACATCCAGTTCCAGCTTGAGATTACTCGCAACATGTGGAACAACAACTTCCTCAACAACGCGCAGGTGATTGAGTGGGTACGCTATATGCGTTCCATGAACAACGTACTGCTTCCCAGCAACATCGTTGTGACCACCGAAATGGCAAACGAGGCTCTGACTTCTTTCGAGGGTCTGCCGAAGATTGTCATCGTTGAGGAGTCGCAGAAAGACCAGACCACTGGCATCGTCCACGGTTGGGCTGACACTGTTGCCGTTCTCCGTCCTATCGGCTACGCCGGTTACATCCGTCGTACCAACGTCCTCGACGAGGAGGTCTACTCCAAGTTCGCCAACAAAGCCGTCCAGTTCAACTTCTCTTCCGCTGTTGACGGTCTGGCTCTGGTGATGAACTCGGTTATCCCCAACGGTAATCTGAAAGAGTGGCACACCGACACTATGTTCTCGGCTGTTCCCTCTCTCGATGAGTTCCTGTATCACTACATCATCGACACCTCCACCGCTGACCAGTAATCTGCCCTATGGATAGCTTTGACATAATATCGTATATGTCTGGTATGACCGGCTTCCTCGTTGACAAGGACGTGCTTCTTGGTATCGCCCAAGAACGCGGGGTAGCCGGTGTTACCTCTTTCGATGCTCTGACAACCCAGCAGAAAGACTTGCTCCGTGCCGACATTCTGTATCGTGTCTGGATAGGCCCGACAACCTCCGCGAGTGCCAATCATTCGCATGGCTCGTACTCCAAATCCTACGGCGCACAGAACATATCGGAGAAAGACAAGGAACGTATCTACGGTGTGTTTATGGCTATCTACGGTAAGTACGATGACCCAATGCTGGAAATGATTGATGGTGGCGGCGTATCGTTTATGAAGTTTGACGAGTAAAACCTATTGAATATGTCTTTCATTGACCGTAACGAACTGCAACTTGCACCCTATAGCGGAGAGTTCTATACATCCACTATAGATAAGACCAAGCCCGCTAACGAGCGGACTGCGGTAGAGACGGTTGTCGCTACGGTAAAGTGTGACATACAACAAGACAGTCACGCTCGATATGGCTCTAACATACACGCCGTTTACCGTATAGACGTGCCTTTCTCTCCTTGGAACGGAGATACCGTGCCAGTACAACGCGGTCATCTGTTCCGAGGGGAGCAAGACGGTCTGCCAGTGGTAGGAAGAGTGATTGGTGTTTTCTCAAGCCAACTTGGTGGATGGTTTGCATTTGTCGAATCTTCTGAAGTCTAATCCCGATGGCTTACGGTGCAAGATACATAGAAATGGATTTCGGCGACCTCGCTCATCCGTCGCAAGGAACTCTGCGTTTCTTGGGCGAGATAGGCGTTTCTGGAGTCGAGATGCACTCTAATTACACCGTTGATAGCCCAGAGATACAGAACCAAATAGGAGATAAAGGTATGCTCACAAGGTACATAAAGGAAAACATTATATGGAAGAGGGCGTTTGGTCGCGATAGGGTAAGATACATATCGCGTACCGGCGAACTGTTGCGTAGTGTTGGACTTGCCACATATTACAACGGAAAGTTGTGCTATGTGTGGAGTGCTTCAAAGCAACCGCAGATGAATCCAGACGCAAAAGAGGCTGCAAGGACGCGATGGTTTGGTAGCAACTGGCATAAGATGAGAGATGGTGTGTTCTACAAGACTCACCAGATTGCAGATGCTGTTACCGCTGCCAAATACATAGGTCAGTTCATTGAGAATTTCGGTATAGTTGCTGTGATATTCAACTCTGCCGAACACGCAGCGGCACTCGACCCCATCGGAGGCGTTGGAGGGTTAAACCCACTCGCACACCGAAGAAACAAAGTTTACAAAGTAATATCGTTCCTGACATCCGACTGTGAGCGTCTTGTTCAGAAACAAGGCGGTAACGGCGTATCTCAAGGAGTATGGTAATAGGATATGGAAGCAAAAGACGAATATAACATTTCATCAATCGAAACCAAACTTGACTCGCTTCTCCGAGGCACTGTTTCTGACAATGTGTTCATAAGCAGTATTCCGTCGCAGTTGCAGAGTGATTGGGATGATATGGTCTTGATAGACCTTGGTACGGAGGTTGAAGACAAGGATGCCTATGCAGACGGACTTGTTGACATTGCTCTGTACGCGCGTCCTATCGGTGACGATAACGAGAAGAATGTTCCTCGTCTGGATGCCCTCGAAAAGGCACTCAATGTTGTAATCAACGCAAGTGCCGACACGGATTTCAGAATAGCGAGGGTTCGCGCCCATTCCGACTTTGATACCAACATCTTCTGGCATTGCAACGTAGTGACACTAAATTTAAGAGTTTATTAAGTAACATAACAAAAAGTAAAAATTATGGCCGTAAAGAAACTTGACAATGGTCGCATCGTGTTCAGCAACGCGAGCCACCTGTATGTGACCCCGTACTCTGCGGAGGACACTCTCGGCACGGACACCTACGACATCCGCGCCATCGTCGCTGACTCTATCAGCATTGAGCAGGACGACAACAACGTCAACACCAAGGATTGGGAGTTTGGCAACACGCCTCTGTTCGAGAACATCACTCTCGGCAACTTCCAGTTCAGCGCAACGTGCATCGACTTCCAGAACGACATCCTTACCACGATGTTCGGCTGCACCAAGGACGGTGACGTGATTATGTTCCCGTCGCAGTACGAAGACCTCTATGTCGCCGTGCGTATCACGTTCAAGGACAGCACCAAGGACATCGTGATTCCGAAGCTCAAGCTCAACAGCAAGGCTGTCATCGGCACTCTCAAGACTGGTTCTGCCGAGGGTACTCTGGCTGGTACTGCCTACGCCACTGGCGTTGCTGCTTCGGGTAGTGCCACCGCTGCCTACGAGACCCCGCTGTTCATCCCGCTGGCTTCCGCTGTTCCCAGCACCTCGCCCAGCAACTCCGCTTGGCAGATTCAGTCGGCTGGCGGCGCGGTTATCTCCTCGCTGTCTACGACCGAGTGGGCTGCCGTTAAGTTCGCCGCTATCAGCTATGCTCCTATCTCCTAATCGAGGTTTTGTGAACGTGGCGCGATGTGCGAACCTCGCGTAGATGAGAGGGGCTGTGACACAATCGCACAGCCCCTTTCTTAAAATAAATATATTCGCAAGCAAGTAAAAACTATCTCTGATTGAGAAAAAAAGTGTAATTTTGCACAAAGAAAAAACAAGAAATATATGGGTGTAGTAGAAGTAAGAAACTCAAGGACAGGACAGACCGTTGCGGATGTCAACGCTGGAGTTCAGCCAATGACTGAAGTCGGCGTTGGTGTTCCGAGCGAGTTGCAAGTTGACCTCGAAAGTCAAGCGCGCCTGGCCGAGATAATGTCCGATTCTCCAAGGATGGTGAATCTGGCTGGCACGGAGTGGGAAATACACGCTTTGAGGATGGGTACACAGATGCGTATAG